TTAGAATTATGAAACCATATTTATATTTAGAATTAGAATCATTTTATTCTTTAGTAAATAAAAATAAGATTGAATCAATCAGGAAACTTGAAAAAAAACTTTATGAATTTCAGAGATTTAATCCGCAATTCGGTAGAAAAATATATAAAATGAAAACGATATATACAAAATCTAAAGTTAAAAGAGTAAAATCTCATTTCGAATTTATTACAAAACATAAAAAATTTGAATCTTATGATAGTGAAAAATTTGTCAAGAATCATTTAAGTTATAATTATGATGATTTTATTATTGAAGATAACGAAACTGATGATGGAGAGAATGATTTTTATGATGAATTATTACCTCAAACTCAAACAAACAATTTAGTGTTTAACCAACCCACAACATTACCATTTATTTCAAATCAAGATGAAGAAGATGAAGAAGAAGATGAAGATTATGAAGAAGATTATGAAGAAGATGATGAAGAATATTATGATAACGATTCAATAAGTTAAACAGATTCAGCATCTGAACTATCAATTATTAAAAATTTTTTCTTTTTAATATCTGGTTTTCTCTTTGTTTTATTTTTTGGTTCTCCTTTTATCACAACCTTTCTAGATTGTTTTTTTGATGGCATTGTTATTGATTCTTCAACTGAAATGGGTTCCGTTTTTTCAAGTATAATTTTCTTTTTATTAGGTTTAACTTCAATACTTTCGTCAGATTCAATTCTAAATGGTATGGGTTTCTTCTTTTTATAGACTGTTGGCATTTTAAAACCCTCTAAATAATCCTCTATTGTTACTTTATTTCTTACTGCCTCTTCTATTTTATCAATACAATCTTGATTTAATTTATCAATTGGAATAAATATATCTCCTTTATCGCTTTTAACTAATTTATAGTTAGGAACATTCTCAGGTCTAAGTCCAGGTAAAATAACAAACGCAAATTTATCATCTCTATCTCCATATGCTACAAACTCATGTTTTTCGTATTTACTTTGTAAAATATATTTTTGTGAAATAAATATAGTAGGTATTTTAAATTTATTAACCAATAACCATATGTCTAATGGTGTTAAAAAATAATTATCTGTATAAATTAAACTAGAAAATGATAGTGTTTCCGCAATAACCTGATCACCTAATGTTTTTTTACCTTCAATAATCAACATATCAATTATTTTATCTTTATAATCTTCCAAGTATTTTTTATATTCATTAAATAATTCATTCTTAATTTGATTAGTTGTATGTTTCTCTCCAGTTTTTCTATCAATTAAGTCAATTATAAAATTAAACGTACAGAAATTATATTTACTATATTCAATTTCACTATAATCTTCTGGAAAACAATTTTTCCAATGTGACGATGTAATTTTGTCATGCTCAACTTTATCACATATTTTTTGATTTTTTATTCCAATTGCCTGATCTAATGAAGGTATTTTATTTTCATAATCTTGTGTTATAACTGGGTTAGCCTCATCATAAGAATTGTGTTTAACATATTTATTAGTAACAGCAGGAATTAAATTTTCAAAATATTCTTGGGTTAATGACGACTGAACCAGAATTATTTCATTATCCCTTAAATTATAACCAATATTTCCAAAAGATAGATAAATTTGTGGTTGGAGCATAAATGATTTAATTCTATTATATCTAATCAATTCATCGGCCATTCTGCCAAAATATATAGGTTTATTATTTTTATTTGTAATTAAATTTTTCTCGGGCAATACAATGTTACATTTACCATTTTCAGTAACTACACATAAATTTGGTGTAGCTGTACATTTATTTTTATCTTTAACTATACATGTTGAAACTTCATTTATTACTTTATAATAATTTTCGTCACCTATAAATTGAATTTTATTTCCAACTAATTCTTTTAAAAGTTGTACAACATTCTCCAACTTAGATGAATAAATTATATATTCCTTTAATAACTCATTTTCAATCTTCTCTCTAGATTTAATATTTTCATAATTATTTATTAAAATTTTAATCGTATTTCTAAAAACATTATAAAAACTTGTTTCTAATTTTAGTCTTTTTATATAATCTTCCCTCTCGACATCAACTGTTTGTTCGGTAATAATTTTTATATCACTTTGTACCATTGGTTTTGATTTTGGATTTACTATATAATCTTCGTCTGTAATGGATGGCAAATCAAGTTCTGGTATAATTTGGTCTGGTGGGATTGGTTCAGATATTTGTATAAATTGATTTGTGTTTGTTAATATTCCAACAACAAGTTCATCTTCTATTATCTTAAATGCTGGTTTACAAGGTATATCCGGTTCGTCTCTACGCTTTTTACTTCTTTTATTTAATCTATTTAGAAATTGAATCGTTTCAGTATATGTAGTCCATAATGATAAATCATTCATAAAAACATAGTCTAAATCCTTCTTCAAGTTTTCATTTAATGCGGATGGATAACATGGTATAAACCCGGTTTTTTCTGAACCACTTGGTTCCTGAGCCAAAATACCTATTATTTTATTATTAAAATTCATTACTAGTTTTTTTATTTTATATTCATATTTATCTAATTTTCGAACTAAATCATATAACAATAATGGTCGCTTTGCCTTATAAACATTCGGCATACTCTCTAATGGTCTACAAATTGACTCAAAAAATGGTTTAATTAAATCTTTGAATACAGCTCTCATTGTTTTTGATAAATGCGGATCACGTTCTTTAAATTCTTTTGTAATAATTAGTTTTTTACCATCAAACAAATAAGAATAAATAGGTTCATAATAACCATCTTCTTTTATAAGTATAATTGTTGGTTTTATAACTTGATAAAATTCTGATGAATAATGATTCGTAGGACAAATTAATTGAACATTATTTGTTATATCTTCATGTGGAATTTGAAAAATAACTAAATTTACACCTTGGGGAAATAAGTATTTATTAGGCATTGAAATAATATCCCATAAATAAGTATGATCAATCATTACTTCATCATCTTGTAAGAAAAGAGTAAAATTTTCAAAAGCACTTATCACTCTCTCAAAATATACTAATTCTTCTTTATTGTCAAAATTCATTTTTGAATATAATTTCGATGTTTTATATTTTTCAATATTAACTTTTCTATGTTCATCATAAAAATCATTAACCAGGTTTCCATTTTGATATTTTATAAATGAATCAATATCGATTGCTTTTATTATCCTTTCTCTCATTTCAGTTATAGTTAATACTTTTGAAGTCTTTGTGGTAAGTTTATTGTCCTCATCGATTACTCTTTTACCAAAGAAAATAACATCAGAAATTGCGGCTATAAAGGATTGATTTTTATTTACTTCAATACCATGTCTTAATAAACAAGGATGATTTTCTTTTATATTTGTATTTGTTTTACTTACTTGACAGTCAGCATTTATTTCATGAAGAATTGTTTGAATTTCTGGAGGCAAATATCCCCAACGTCCTGACTCTAAAGGAAATTTTTCTGGACCAAGAATATATTCTTCAGATTTTGAAACGTCTTGTATTTTTTTAATTTCTGGTTCATCATCTTGGACTTTTTTATTTTCTAGACATTTTTCTTTTGCTACTATTCTTCCTTTGGTATTATAATGTTTAAAACAACATGGCAAACATAACCCATTTGGGTGCTTATCGGGTATTAAACCAGGATAAGCGTTATCATTAAATTCATAAATATAATATCCTGGTTTTACTTTGTTTTCTTTCTTTGGTAAAACCTTACCACATGAAGGACCTTTCTTCGGTTTATGAACCTTTTCACCATTAACTACTTTAATATCCTCTGGATTAATAAAAGTATTACTTTTTAAACACCAATAGCGCGGACAAATGTAATTAAATTGATGTTTTTTATCTGAACCATATTTTATAACATCTTGTTCTCTTAAAAATCCTGGATGTTCTTCATTTATTTTTTCTAATTGATTATCTGTTAATATAATAGGCTGTCTTCTTTTATCTGAACTACAAGTTCTAGAATATGCGTTATATTCTTTAGAGTCCTCTTTCACTATAAGTATTGGGTCTTTTTTCTCAATTAATGTTTGAAAATAATATGGTTTATTTAATTTAATACCATCTATATTTCTAATTTCTTCTTCTTCAGATTCTTCATCTGGTTCTTCTTCATCTGGTTCTTCTTCATCTGATTTTTCCTCTTCTTCATCTGATTTTTCCTCTTCTTCATCTGATTTTTCCTCTTCTTCTGAAGAGCTTTCTATAATCATTTTTCTCTTTGTTACTTTTTTAGATTCTACTGATTCATCTTTAATTGGAGATAAAACTGCTTCTGGTTGTTCAGATGGTGTTGCATCAGCTTTAATACTCGATAAAGATTTTTCTGATGCGACCGATTCTTCAGATGGTGAGGATTTTTCTGATGCGACTGATTCTTCAGATGGTAAAGGTTTGTCTGATGCGACCGATTCTTCAGATGGTGAAGCAATTTTAATACTTGATAAAGGTTTGTCTGACGCGACTGATTCTTCAAATGGTAAAGGTTTTTCTGATACAACCGATTCTTCAGATGGTGAGGATTTTTCTGATGTGACTGATTCTTCAAATGGTAAAGGTTTTTCTGACGCAACTGATTCTTCAGATGGTGAAGCAATTTTAATACTTGATAAAGGTTTGTCTGATATGACCGATTCTTCAGATGGTAAAGGTTTTTCTGACGCAACTGATTCTTCAGATGGTGAAGCAATTTTAATACTTGATAAAGGTTTGTCTGATATGACCGATTCTTCAGATGGTAAAGGTTTGTCTGATACGACTGACTCTTCAGATGGTGAAGCAATTTTAATACTTGATAAAGATTTTTCTGATGCGACTGACTCTTCAGATGGTGTATCATCAACTTTAATGCTCGACAAAGATTTTTCTGATGAGATTAATTCAAGCGAGTCTTTTGCGAGTGAACCTAGAGAAGCAATTTTTTCAGATGATACAGATTCTTCTGATAAAGATTGATTAGGTGATGAAATACCCGTTGGAACTGTAACATTTCCATATTTTAATTTTGTCGTCTTTTCATCAGATTCAGTAGAAACTGATTCTTCTGACGAAATTTGACCTCCCTCGAAATTATTATTACCACCTTGAGATTCATAATTCTCATCTGATTCATCTTCATCAAAAAATAAACTGAAAGCTCCTTTAGGTTTTTCCTTTTCAACATCAACATATTTAACATAATCAATACTCTCATCTCCTTCGATTTCAGCATCTTCACCTTCTTTTGCTGACAATTCAGTCGATGATGTAATTTCAGGAAAAACAATATCAACACTTTCTGGACCTCCGCACAGTTTGTTAATTTCTTGAATTGGATATTTAGTAGAACTTTTATCTTGTGTAAGTCTAACAATTGTATCTAAATAAATTGGCAATGTGTAAAGATAATTAATATTATTAATATTTTCGGTTACAATTTTTAAGATAGCACTTTTATTGTCAAATGTAATTTCAGTTTTAAATCCAGGATTTTCTTTAATTTTAATGTCAGATTTTCTAACACCTCTTTCAACCTCCAATTCATTAGCAATTTTAACGACTAATTCAGTCGCTTGTTCCCGTGTCAAATCATCCGGAAAATTTTCTAATAATGCTTGAATAATTTCATCTCCTCGCAATCCTTGTTCTGATTTTTCAAGAACAAAAACTTCTTGACTAGTAAATTTACTAAAATTTGCAACACGTTTAAATCTTAAATTCATCTTATCAGATTTTAAACGATTAGTCTCATTTATAAAAATACTAGAAATACAAGACTTATAAGCATCAATATCAAACGATTTTGATAAAGAAATATTAGTTTCATATGTCATTAATTTTATTTCAACATTGTGATCAGTTAAACTATTAAACAAACTTAATTTATATCCACTTTGTTCTAAAACACTCTTAATTTCTTGAATAACTGGATTAATTAAATTTCTAAAGATCTCATCAATTTCAGAAATGTCAATAAGAGTATTAAATTCAGCAGTCATAGTAATATATCCTTCTTCATCAAATTCACAATTTAAAATTTGGTCATCTTTAGTTTGAATATATATTGAAACTGATTTGGTCCTAGCGATTGTTTTCATGAGTCTAAAAATGACTGCTTTTTTTAAGAAAGGTATTTTGCGTCCATCTACAGATAATTTATCAGCATAAAGTCTATAAATATTTTCTTGTCTACTTGATGGATTATATTTAATCAACGGATTTATTTCAGTAGCGTGTACTATTTTAAATATAATTTCAAGTGGGATTCTAACGCTGAATTCTGGTTTCATAATAGCCTTAATAAATTTGATACCTTTTTCAACATAGTTTAATTCTTTAGTTCTTAAATCATAAATGTCATAAAACATATTTACGGTGTTAAATAGATTAAGTGTTTTTTCATTGTTAAATTTTTTATTTGCTTCAATTAATTTAGCACGGTTTCTCTCTAAGTCTTCAAGTGATAAGATATTTTTATTATAAATAAATGGATAATAAATTTTAATCGTTGTTTGTTGTGATAAATCTTTTTGTTCTACAGACGATAATACATCTTGTGCTAAACATAAGTAAATAGTGTTGTCAACAATTTTACCTGAATTAAGAAGAAGATGATTATTAAGTGTTGATAGTGATTTTCTTGAATTTTGTTCGAAAAATTTATCATATTCTTTAATATCAAACGGATTACAAACAAACGGATATTCATTTTCTACAATAAAAAATTTCTGCCCCAATACTTTATTAACAATATAATCTTTATTATCAATTTTCATCTCAAAAATATCATCATATGAATATATATCTTTGTCCTCAGGTTTTGGAAAAGCGTTGCCTTCTAAATCACAACAGATATTATCGATAAATTGTTCAAGTCGCAATCTGGTTAAAGCAATTTTAGTATTTTGAGTCAATGATTGATATACTGAAACAGAATTTAATGTTTCTATTTTTTTACAAAATAAATAAATTTCTTCAATAGAAACGTCAATATTAGATAACTCATTAAGTATTTTAATTTTAATTGTTGCTATTGAATCGTCAGGGTATAAGCGTTGTTTACTAAAAACTATTTTTGATTTATTTGCTGCTATTTCATCAGATTCTTTGTCACTAAATATTGTTTTAATAAGTTCTTCTTCAGACCTTGTTTCTCCAGTTCCATAAAATATATAAATGGTGTCAATATTATTATCAACTAACCTTTTTACTTTATAAATAATATTATCTAAAGGTTTATCTAATGATTTTATTGAACTAATAGTTGATTCGTTTGAAGACATATATATAAATAAATTATTATTTTTAATTCATTTTATACAATTAAATTAAAAATAATTTAAACACGATTAATGTGAAATGGTAATCCATGACCGAATAAAATCATATAAATTAGAGCACCCGCACCTATAATTAAACTTCTATTCAAAGACATATTTTGAGATTGTTTTAAACCAAATCGCATTATTACGTAAAGTATTACAAAAATAATAAACGCGTGAAAAAGATGAGTAAGAGCCCCTTCCATTATATATATAATTTAGAAAAAATTACTCAGTTAAAACAAATAATCTACCTTGTTTATAAAAATCATAAGTTGGTTCGTATCCTAAATAAGATTTTCTAAAAATTTCTACTCTTCTATTTGGATACTTAATAGACGATTCTATTGCTTCTTCCTTTGTTAAAAATATTATCATATTTTCCCAATTAGAACCATTAATCATTAAATATATAAATTCCATTGTATTAAACTAGTATTTTTAGTTTATATTATTTAAACAAAATAATATATTTATACTAAATCATAATATGGATTATCATTAATATTCATTCCACAGTACTCTTCTGGATATTTTTTATAATCAATTGGCGCATAAATACCCGCTTCTTTGGCGGATTGTAATATCCATTTAAAATTCTGCCAAAAATCTTGATTATGTCCGACTGATTCAGTTGCTACATGTGATAATTCATGCAGAGCAACAAATGTTAAAGTATTTATATCTATTAATTTAGACCCATTTTTAGTTTTATTTAAACAGAACGCTATTTTCTCTCCTTTATTTTCACTATAAGCCGTTAATTCACTTGTTGGCAACGTTTCAGTTATTTTCTGTGGGTTGAAATTTTTTACTAATCTTATTGTGCGCGGATCTTCAGCGTGTTTTTGTTTCAAATAATTCACTGTATCTTTCATCTTTTGTGTTACATCTGCTAAAAGATCTGCCGCAAGTTCCATTTTTTGACGTTCTCTAACGCAATATCTATTTCCATCTTTAGATGATATTATACATTTTAAATCATATGCGTCAGATTGATAATAAATTATCAAACATAATAATAATATAAATCCTAAGAATATATAAAAAAATATACTATGTTTTTTCATATATTATTAATATAAAATATTTTTATTTTATATATGCCAGCACGTAATTTTATAAATAATAATAGTAATAGTAAATTTGAATTTAAAATTAATTATCAAGGTTTAGATTATGACTGTACAATTTATATAGCACCTTTTACTAGTCAAGATGACATTAATGATATAATCAAATATTTTGGAAACAGAAAATATAAAGGAAAATTGTGTTTAGATACAGATGAAGAAATAATTAGAAAAACTATCATTGATAATGATGTAAGTGCTTTTTTTATTGTTAGTGTTTCTAATATTAATAATGTAGCATCTGGAACTTTACAGATTTATAATTGGTGTAAAACTAAAAAAGGACCTGATGTTTGGATAAATGACGTTTGTAAAATATCGCCAGACGATGTCATTTTACAAGAAAAAACAACACGAGGTTCAACTGGCGCACCGGTCGAAGTAATGTTTATGTTAATGGAACAATTAGTGGTTCAAAATTTAGGTAAGAGAAATATAAAATTATTTGTCGAAAATGACCCGATAGAAAATGCTAGGTTTTTAGTTCCTCGTTATCAAAGAATGGGTTTTCAAATAGATGATGTATGTGGAAAAAAATTTCCAGATGAAACTGTTATGGAAAAACAAGTAAACCCGGATACAACTACTATAGATTTTTCATTTTTAACACAAAGAGTTATTGGAGGAAAGAAAAAAACAAACAAAAGAAAAATTAAAAAGAATAAAACTTATAAACGTAAATAAATCATAAATTAATTATGATACTACTTTTAATGTAGCCCCACTTTTAATTTTATAACGAATATTTTGGTCTTGAATAACAATACATCCTTCTGATGGGTTTCCAGAACAATCGCCACCATGAATTAAAAACCCAGAACGCCCACACATATTGTTAGTTGATGCTGGAAATAACTCATAACAATATGGCATGCCTTTAAATGTCATCATATTTCCTAAAGTGTATGTACCTTGTGGTAATGGACCTACTGATACCTTACACTGACATGAAGGATTATTTCGACAAGACCCTGATTGACCTGAACAACAACCATAAGTATCAATGTAAGTTCCATCATATCCGACACCATAAAAATGATGACCTGATTGTGAATAAGTATATGGTCCCCCTGTTGTTAAATTAAGTAAGTCTTTCATATCATTAGGTTGAGCTGGTTTTTCTAAAAACATGTTATCTCCAAATGTTATAGAGAGAAATGAAAAAAGAAGAAATAAAAAAGAATATTTCATTATATAATAAATTAATATATTTTTAAATCATTATAAAATATACTTAAAACTATTACAACAATAGATATTAAATGTCAAATAACTTTTCAAGAATATTTTTAAATAGTTTTAGATATATTTTTTTAAATGATAATAGATATCAAATTAATAATTCAGTTCAAATAAAAATAGCAGGTTCGTTACTAATATTAGGTTCGTTACCTCATGGAATTTATGCTTTGGGGACAGAAAAGAGTGAAAAGTCTAGAATTATAAAAAAATATAAAATGGTAAGAAATGGATTTACTGAATTTATGGTTATAGATGAATATGGCAATCATTATAATGTTAATAATAGTTTTTGGTATTGGAAATGGAACTCAATTGAAGATTGGTATAATATTAAAGAAAGTGATGAGTTAGATTTTAAATATTATGGTTGGAGGGTTCCTGTTTTAGGTATGTTTCCAAATATTTATAATGTTAAAATATAATATTATGTTATAATATATGGTAGCTCCAGGAGAAGAAAGACAGACTATAGATTTTTCACAATTAGGTTTTCATATAGATTTATTAAATGAACTTAGAGATTTAATATCTAATGGCGATCAAGAAATAATTGATGAATATTTAAGGATAGCTCGCGGTCATCCGTATAACATGGTGAACTGGGAAACTGTTAACGATGCTATTAATAATGATGATATGGAAACAAAATCAGCAATAGCTGAAGCAACACATGAATCATTACAACATCAGTATGTTGGAGGAAAACGTAGAAGAAAACTAAGAAAGAGTAGAAAGCAAAGAAAGAGTAGAAAACAAAGAAAAAGTAGAACAAGAAGATATAGAAAATAAATATTAAATGTTTTTCTTTTTATCTTTTATGTCTTGTAAAATAGGATATACATTTTTTTGATATTGTTGCTTAATATAATCATAAGTATAACCTTTATAAGATGCTACCTTTTCGTTAGATGTTACATACTCTTCTTTTTCACCGTTAGGTTTATTCATATCTGTGTTAACATATGAATTCAATATCGTAGGTGTTGTTGGATAATAAAAATAATAAGGTGTTTGGTTTGATGGATATATTATTGGAGGAACATCGTCAGTTTCTACATATCCAATATAAGAATATACTTTGTATGGTGATTCTTCTTCCTCTTTATCCTTTTTCTTTTTGTCATCATTTTTTGGTGTTAATAAATACACTAAATAATAACAAAATAAAATTAAAAATATCGTTATCGCACATCCTAAAAATAATAATAAAATACATAATCCAATTCTGTTAAACAAAAAATTACTAATATTTATATTATTAATATTATTCACATTACTAGTATCAGGGGTAGTAATCGTATCCATTTTATATAACCATAGCGCGCCTTGTAAGTCATTAAACTCATAATTCCCTACAGCGATATAATCATTTACTAATTGAACTACATAATCACTTGTTATATCATTTTGAATTAAATAATTTTCTTTAAGTTCCCATAATTTATTTTTTACTTCATAATGATAAATGTTATTATTTCCGGTTATTAGCAATATATCATTTCCCACATAAAAACTTTTAGCAAAATAAGATTCTTCAATATGAATTGTTTGATAAAAATTATATTGTTGTATATTTTTATTTATGTCATATATGATATCATAAACTAATATTTCATCGTTACATGACATGTATAATTTATTATTATTTATCTCTATTTTTAAACAATTTGATATATTATCTAGTTCAATCCAAGTTTGACTTTGATAATTCCACGCTTGAAGTAATGATAAATGCCATAATATAATATTATCATATCCGTCAGATAATATAATATTATTTACATCTAATTTTTTTACAGATTCTAATATATTTTCAAATATAAAATTTTCATTATATTCATTGTAAGAATATTTATATATTTCACCATAAAAAGTGCCTATATTTAACGTATTTTTATTGGTTACAAATATATGATTGCCAAATCCTAATAAATTTTTTGAATCAGATGAAGTCAATGTTTGTATTAATAACCACCTATTATATTTATATTTAAATATATAAACAATACCATGATAAACATCATAACTAATACCACCAACAAAAAGAAACTCATTTGTAGCATAAAGAGTTGTGCCAAAATTTAAATTTAAAAAATTGGGTGATGTTATGGTAGAATGAATAAATTTTTGTATTCTGCCATCATCGTCTGTAGTAAAATTGTTATGATATACTGTAACTAATCCATTATATATATTATATCCATTTCCAGATACAAATAAAAAATTATCATTTTGAGCGAGACGACTTCCAAATAAGGTTGTATAGTCCTCACCGATATCTACAAGTTGCATTATACTATATATTATATAGTTGTTACCTTTTATATGTTTTATTTAATTCAATTAATGTTTAACCAATCATAATGTCTAGTATGTGGTATTCTACTAGGACGATATGAAAGTCCATCTTCTAATCTTCCTATTATACCAGAGTATTGTGTCACCAATAAATTATGATTTGATGTTCTATTTAAATATTGTCTAGTAATTGAAGTATCGTCACTCCATCTTGGTATTATACTAAAATCATCTATAATTGGGTCGCTTGGAAATTGACCGTAATTAGAAATAAATGGACTATATTCATCTAGTTGATTTACTATACTATTTTCATAATTAATATACTCTTCTTCATATATTGAAATGTCACTCAGTGATTCTATTTCTGGATCTGAATTTGAATTCATTTTTCTCTCAAAATTTTGTTTTATCTCTCTACATAGTTCAGCTTTTAATAAAGATTTACGACACATCGCGCATTTTGTAATTCGACATAAACAGCCTATACAAAATGAATGATTACATTCTGTATAGTTCTCTGCTGGATTTTCAATACAAATAGGACATAGTTCTTGTTCCATAAAATATATAATGAATTGTATTTAAATATTTTATAAAATTGAGTTAAAATTATTTCTTGTTAGATAGATAACAAGAAATGTCGAGATTTGACAGTCATCCGAAATCTAAATTTTGGTCTAATAGAAATACTTTAAAACCTAATGAGGTATCACTGAATTCACATAAAAAATTCTGGTTTGATTGTGAATGTGGTCACCAGTTTGACATTCAATTAAACAATATTAATGTAGGTAGATGGTGTATGTATTGTGCTAATAAAAAATTGTGTAATAAAGATATAAATTGTAAAATTTGTTTTGATAAATCATTTGCTTCAGTAGAGAGAAGTAAAATTTGGTCTAATAAAAATGAATATTTTCCAGAAGAAGTATTTAAAAATTCACATAAAGAATATTTATTTGATTGTAGTAAATGTAATCATACATTTAAACAGAGATTAAGTCATATAACAAGAGGCAATGCTTGTAACTATTGTCATAATCGTGTAATGTGTTCTTCAGATAAGAATTGTCTTACTTGTTATTATAAATCTTTTGCTTCAATAGAGAGAAGTATAAACTGGTCTAGTAAAAATAAAAAGAAACCAATAGAAGTTTTTAAAAGTAGTGCTGAAAAATTTTGGTTTACTTGTGATAAATGTACGAATGAATTTGAAAGTAAATTATATCATATTACAGATGGTTCTTGGTGTCCAAAATGTAGATATAAAACAGAAGATAAATTAAATAAAATATTAAGTGAAAAATACCCATCTTTAAAAAGTCAGTATAAGGTTGATTGGTGTAAAGATAAGAAACATTTACCTTTTGATTTTGTAATTGAAGATAGAAAGATAATCGTTGAACAAGACGGCGAACAACATTGGAAACAAGTAGCTAAATGGAAAACTCCAGAACATAATAGAAAGCGGGATTTATATAAAATGAAATGTGCTAATGAAAATGGTTTTTCAGTTATTAGAATATTACAAGAAGACGTATTTAAAGATAAATATGACTGGTTGTCTGAATTATGTGAAAATATAGAAAAAATTACAAATGAAAATAGAGTTCAAAATATTTATATGTGTAAAAACAATGAATATAAAGATTTTGATATTAGTTAAATGAGACTGACGACACCATAAATTTTATTTTTTAATTTATTAAAATTTATTGCGGACCAGAACCAATCTCCAAAGGCGGCCTCATGTAGTCGCTTTCGATTGTTGATAAATTCCAGGGCCCCACATTTAATTGTGGGTTAGGTGGTTCAGAGCGAATTTGAAGGTTAGCATTTCTCAATGTTTGTCCGACAGTATCGATGCCGATGTGATAGCCAGCCTTTAACAAGTTAATGTTAGCCAATTCGCCCTTACCAGAAGGGTTTAGTTGAGCCCATTGAGAGTTGGTATCCTTAGGTAAAAGTTCGGCAGGATTGGTGACATTAGGACTGGAACAAGAAGAAGGAACACCTGGCATAGAGGTTTGGATACCACTAGCAGAAGCGTAAACTTCATTTTGTCCTAGAGGTTGAGAAGGTTGAACGGCGCCCGAATAAGCAGCATTTGGGTTTTTATATTGAGGTTGCATTTGTGCGTTTGATTCAGGACCAGGCATACCCTTAGCTCCTAAATAACCAGCAAAGGCATAAACAACATAGGCAACAATTAATAGAATAATAATAGCTCCAATTCCGTAGTCATTCCATAGTTTCTTTAAAGAGACACTCATTATATAAAATTAATGATAAAATAATTTTTATGATTAATATTAATTTATCCTAAAACTTTCTTAAAGTCCTTCCAATTCACTTTCTGAAGCTTCATCTATTTCGGCGTCAAAATCACTATCACTATCATTCATATTTTCTATCATATATGTTTTCTTAATATTCTTTGCCTCTAAATAAGCTAAAATAGCATTTTTCTTCGCCTGTTTTGCTTTATTCCTAGCTTCCTTATATAATTCAAAATAAACTTGATTAGGCTTTTTTAATTTCATTGATACATTATTGTCTAAATGTAAATCATCGTTATTCATTTCTTTGAGTATATCATTATTTTCCTGAATATCTTCCATTAAATCTTCAAATTCAATATCCAAATTTATATTTTCTTCGTGCTTTGGCTCATCTGGTTGTAATAAATCTAATGGTTCAATTTCTTCTAAAGAATCTAAATTCTCAAATAGGTTTGATTGGAATTTATTACTTTCAGTATCCTTTATATGTGTTTTTTCTTCATCTTCTAATTTATTATCTGTTTCTAATTTATTATCTGTGTCTAATTTATTATCGGGTTCTAATTTATTATCAGGTTCTAATTTAATCTCATTAATATTTTGATTAATTACATTTTCATATTTAATTTCTTCTAAAGGTTTTTGATTCTTTTTATTTGTTTTAATTAAACAATTATCAAATATCGGTTCATTATCAAGAACCATCATTTGTTTTAGTTCTATTTCAATTTGAAAATTTCTTGATGTAAATTTAATTCCCTGTATCTCTAAAATACTAATAATTTCTGTTTCAGGAGTTATGTCATTAATTCCTAAAGTTATTTCTTTTTCATTATAAATTTTAACAGCAGGAATGTCATCTTTTGTATTTTTTACATTCGTTCTTAGCAAATAATACTTACCTGATTTATAAATACGTATTAAAGGATTAAAAGCCGTCTCTATATCATTTTCTTCTAAATTACCTTGAAACCAAGCATCTTTTTTCTCATAAATTAATTTATGACATTTATCCTCTAAATTTTCAAACCAATGAATGATAGATTCTGAATTCTTATCAAACATTAAATCACAGTAATACTTTTTACCTGTTTTTACTAAACCTTGTCTAGTCAAACTCTTTAAAGTTTGTATATATAATGGGTTCTTATTATATTCAATCTTCGTAAAATAAGCGCCACCTTGAATACCAACTGGATGCGCTAAAGAAAGTTTTGTAAAATCAAATGATTCATTTGGTTCAATAATATTATCCATATTATTCAAAATAAAGAAAAAATTTAAATATTTTTAACACGCAAAAATATTATATTAATTCTCTTCTAATTATTTATGAAGGATTCAATTGTTCAGCAATGTTTAGATATTTTGAAGAGGGAGGATATAAAAAATGAATTTAAAATGTTATTAAAACCGGTAATTGATTTTATATTGTATGAAATTAATCCATATATTTATATTACTGTTTCACTTGTATTTCTAATTTTTATAATGATATTAGCAATTCTTATTATTTTAATTTTAATTATAAGAAACAGGGAACTTGTAAACAAATTATTATAAAATAAATTTAGGCAAATGATTTATTTTTATTCTCAATATTCTATATAATGGCAAGAAGACATAGAAGTCGTAGACATAGTAGAAGAAGTCGCAGAATGGCTGGCGGCGCATATAGTTCAGCAACAACATACGGTGCGTTTGTTAATGGTCCAGTTGACTCTCAATTAGCTAGAACATTTGAGCAAGGCGGTGCTTATGGTCACGTTCCAGGAAATGTTATTATTGGTGCGCAAGGACAAAATGTTATACCATCATCGCACATGCCTAATAGTAGCAATTTATCGTTGGTTCAAAGTGCTGGACGCAGACGTAAAAGAGGAGGATTTTTAGGTGAGGTTATTAACCAAGCTATTGTTCCTGCTGCTATTCTTGGATTACAACAAACCTATAGACGTAAGAGGGGTGGCAGAAGACACACTCGCAGACATCGCAGACATTAAATAAAATTATTTTATTAATTTTATAATATAATAATTCTCTCAAATGCTATTTCTTTAAGTTGTTGTAAAATATAACCAGATTTAAATTCATCAAAAAATTGTGTTTTATTATCTTGTAAAAATCCATATCTATTATTTTCACATATTAAATATTTTTTGTGTAAATCTATATTTGGACATGTATTTGAAGGATATTCCCATTCAGTACAACTTACATAATTGTCTTCATCTACTTTTATAGAGGAATCAGAATCATCATAAATAAACAATGAATAATGTGTAATATAACCACAATGACCGTCAAATTCACCTTTATTCATAATATAAACAAAACTATTAATCATTTAATAAAATATTGTTTTAGATTTAAATCATTTAAATATTGATTATTATATTAATAATATGAACTTTGAGAACCAGATAAAACAATGGGTTCAATTAGATAATCAACTTAAGGAAATAAATGAGCGTGCGAAGGAGTTGAGAGAAAAAAGAAATTCACTTGAAAAAAATATTACAAATTACGCAGTATCGAATAATCTCTCTAATTCTATGGTCCAACTTGGTGATGGAAAGTTGAAATTTGTAAATACAAAAGTTCCTGAACCACTTACTTTTAAATATTTAGAGAAAACACTTGGAGAGATAATTAAAAACGAGTCTCAAGTACAACTTATTATGGAACATATTAAACAAAAACGAGAGGTAAAAATTGTTCCAGAAATAAAGCGGTTTTCTAATAATTAAATTATATATCAATTATTTATATGAGTGAAATTAATTATATGGGACCAGATGATTTAGTTATTAATAGTGATATTGAAGGAGGCGTCCATTCTGGAGGATTTAGTGTCAAATCTTTTATGATGAAATCAGGGTTTTCTCCTATTATGACCGTTAATAACCAGCAATTTGGTGGTAAAAATGAAAAAGTTTCAGATTTATTTGATGATCTTGTAATTCCTAATTGGGCTTTATCATATAATAATCGTATTATCGGCGGTAAATATAATGAAGTACAACATGATTCTGATAGTGAAGATGATGATGTAATTGATGATGATTTACATAATAAATTATTAGAACTTGTTAAGGAGCATAATATTCAACAAGAAAAAAGTTTGAAGAAGAAAATAACAAGAAAACACAGAACTGAGAGGAAAAAATATACAAAAAGAAGAAAATAAAATAAGTTATTTATATTAAAGTATTCATTTAATATAAATATGATTTATACAGTTACAGAACATTATGATGATAATTATCCTATGTATGATAATAATTTAAACATCGATTGTTTTATTTGTTTTGAAAATCACATGATAAACGGGTTGAAACCTATTTATTTACAACAACAGTCATTGTATATGAAAAATTGCGAATGTAATGGAACCGTACATGTTGACTGTTTAACAACGTGGTTTGATAAAAATAAAAAATGTCCGATTTGTAGAAAAAACATGATAAAAAATACAGAAAAAGTATATATTATCGTTCATGTTATTAAATATGGCTCGTACATTTATTATCAAATTCAATATATTTGTACTAAATTTTTAAAGTTTTTAATGTACTTTACTTTGCTTTATACATTAATTGATTTCTATTTGATGATTAAATATAATAAGATTAGATATTATGAACTATAATATTATAATTCACACCATATTATAATTCACTCCATAAATCATTATTA